TATTAAACCATCATAACCTAATTCTTTTAATTTTTTAGTTATTTCTGCTCCTGTCTGAGACACTAATGGACTTCCTGAATCAATTTTTGCTGTAGCTTTTAAATCTATTCCTGTTATTTCTTCAAGTTTTAAAACTGAATTAGGAGTTAATACAAATGCATTTTTAAAAGTTGTTCTAGCATGAATAGTTCTAGGAACATGTTTTGCAAATGGATTCATAATAAATCTTTTACCACTATCTGAAGGTAGAACAGGTTCATTAAAGTATAAATTATTAGGATCTTCTAAATACACACCTTCTGATCCAAACATACTTCCACCATCATCATATAATGGACCTTTATAATCTTCCGTTTTTACAAACTGTTTAGGTTTATTTTTATACTTATCAAGAAGTTCAAACTTTCCAGACTCAGGATTAAATTTTGACTCACCATAATCTCTAAAACCATGCACTAAGTTTATTTCTCCAGAAAATACATCATTAGTAACTTCTTTTTCTGGAACTAATTTATTAAGTTTTTTATTAATATTTCTTATAGCTATACTTGCTGCATCACCTAAAACAGGTATAAGACCTAATCCTAAAGCTACTGCACCTACACCTACTCCAATCCAATCACTATTTCTATAAGAGTCTTTTATCTCATTTGCAATAATAGATTCACCAACTACAGGCACACTTTCTAGTGCAAGTTTAGCTGCACCCATTGCTCTATTGGTTGAAGTTTTACCTGTTAAAAAACTTGCATCTGGATTATCATATAGTCTATTAATTAAACCTGTTTGATTGTTAGTTAGACCTCCCTGATTAAAGCCAAGAGGTGCAGGTTCTTTACCTTCTAGAAATGGTTTATCACTACCTTTAAGTTTCATACTTCTAGATCTTAATATTTCTTTAGAGTATCTAGAAATAATATCGTGATATTTAACAAGGTTAGGATCAAGTTTACCTAAAAAATGTTCAAAACTTTCTGTATCACCAACAAGTTTATTTAAGTAAGATTTAAAATCTTCTTTTCTTTCAGGAGTAATATAATCTTTTGTAACTTGTTTACAGTATTTACAATCAAAATTTGTAGACCAACTAGGTAAAGTCTCACCATAATAAACATCTTGTGCATGTAGGTATGCATGAGAAAGACCACGTTCAAAATTTTCCCAAGGTAATATTGTTTTATTAGCAGTTTCTTGCATAGGTCTTTCAAGAGAGTCTAGAAAAAATATAATATCTTGTTCACGTTCTTCTTGAAGTTTACTTAACTGTACTTGTTTATCAGGAGAAACATCATATGTTTTTTCAATATTATCACTACTAAAAAAATTTAATTGATATCTAAGATAGTTTTCTATCATATGTTCAGCATGATGACCAGCTTCATGTCTAAATATTTCATCTCTTCGTTCAAGTAAATTCTTTCTAATAAAATTCATTCTTTCTTTACTAGGAACATCATAACCAAGCTCTTCAAGTATTTTTCTTTCTTCTGCTAATTTTAAATCAACTTCTTCATTTTTTAAATCCTGTAAAGGAATCATTCCAATTTTAGGAAAATAATCAAAAACAATTCTTTCCCTTATGTTTCCTTCTTCATCTTTAACTAAAACTTTTCTTTCATGATCTTTTCCGTCACGACTATAATAACCACTTACAGCAGAAGTATCTTTTTCTAATAAATCTTTTTCTCTAAGACTAGTAGTTTCTAAAAACTCTGGAGATCTTAATTCACCAGTAACACCAAATGTAGGAGAAATTTGTAATTCTTCTAACTGACCTTCTCCTAAATAGTCATACATAAAGCTGCCTGTAGTATCATATAATTCATCAAGTGAAAGAGCAGGTTTTCCTGTAGTATCGTAATTCATTGTAGTCATATCAGATAAACTCTGTAAAGCTAATCCAATATTAGGGTTTTCTCTAGTTCTTTTACTATTAAAATGTTCTACAAAAAATTCTAAATCAGCAAAACTTTTTTGTTTTAAAACATCAGGATTAGATACAAGAAAATTATTCTTTGTTTGCATTACTATTTAACTCATCTCTAAGATATTTCATTCTACGTAAACAAGCAATAGATCCCTGTAACTTATATATCATAGGCATCTCAACTGTTTGCTCTAAAGTTTTATGTTGTTTAGCTATAGCATCATCTATATATTCTACAAATGAATCCCACAACTCTTTGTCACCAGTAAGTTTTCTTAACTTTATCATTATTGTATAGGTCCTTGATTACCTGTAAATCCGGGTTCTTGTGGAGTTGGTACTGAACCAGTTCCTATTGTACCACCACCAGTACCTTGTGTATCTTCTACTTGTCCACCCGGAGGAGCAGGGGGTTGACCTTGCTGAGGTGGTTGACCTTGTTGTGGAGGTGCAGGAGGTGGATTATCTGCTTGAAACTTTTTAAGTATCTCTGCTTGTACTGCAGCTTGACTCATAGAGTTAGCTACCTTATCAGGATCAAGATCCATACTCTTTGCAATCTCTCTAACAATATAATCCATTCTAGCAAAAGGAGCAAGTTGTGGATTAGATACTGTCTGCATAAACTGCATAAGTCTCTGACTTCTAACTTCATTAGCCATCAAGCTTTCTGTACCTTGTGCCTTAACTTCAAGATCACCTTTAATCTCTGGATCAAAATCAAATTGCATATTAAAATTAAAAAATGCTTTACCTAATGGTCCAAGTAAATAGTCATCTACATTTTTAATAACATTTCTAATAGATCCATTTGCAGCATTCATTAACATAGATATACCAGAAGCAGTTCTACCTACACCTTGTATACCTGTTTGTCCATGAGCAAACGAAGGGAAACCAGTAGACTCATCTGAAAGTTGTCTAGCTTTATCAAACATCTGCATGTTTTCACCAGATACGTTAGGAAACTTAGTTCCAAATATTCCCTGACCCGGTGCGCCACCTTGTCTTCTAAATACTTTTCCCGGATATACAGTAAGATCTTGACCCGGCACTAAGTTAGTTTCATCTACTTCTATTAATAAGTTACCTGACAATGCAGCATTATCTACTGACATTCTCATAAAACCATTCATAAGAGTTTGTGTATCATCCATGTTTTCAGCAATACCAACACCAAATATATTATATGGATTCATTTCATAAGGTGTAGCATAGTAAGGTAGGTAAGCAGGAGTAAAAGGATTCATTACTAAACGTAATACACAACTGTTACAAATCCATGCATTAACACTAACTTGCTCTACATCTTTTAATTCTTTTGGTATTTCAATATCGTACTGCTCTATAATTTCTCTATCTACAAAACCCCAAAATTCTAATACTTCAAATCTCTGAGAATAATCATCTTCATTACTCTCATCCATTGCATGTTCCCACCATTCTTTATTGTAGTTTTCACCTATCTCTAATGCTTTATCAATAGCATTCTCTCTAAAAAATGGTCTACGTTTTAATGCACGTAGTTGTGAACGAGACATCTTGTGTCTCTCTACAACATATTCTGCTTCATCCATATTGTTTGCATCTGGATCAGGATAAAAGTTCCAGATAGAAACATTAGAAGTTTGTGGTACAGTTTTAAATACTGGTTGATATTCACCCTCTTCATCCCAGTTAGCATATTCTTTATCAACTGCAAAAGGTCCTTTCATAATACCAGTACCAAATAAAGCAGCTTCAAATGCAGCAGATCTTAATTGTTTCTTAGCATTAGACTCTTCTAATTGATCATGTATTTTCTTTTCCATCTTTTTAGCTGCAATCATTGCAGGGTGAAACTGCACAGCAGATGGACTTTTACCCGGTTTAAACTCTACATCTTCCTCAACTGCGCTCAGATCGTCTTTAAGAGGCCCTACACGCTCCTTAAATTCTGGCAGTGTCTCCCCCGGCAAAAGTTGATTTGGGTCTGTAGCACCCGTTTCTGTCTCTCCTAGAGCCTCTTTAAGTTGTGGGTTAGTTTCTACACTAACTGTATCTTCAACTCCTTCAGGTAAAACTGTAGGATTAATACCTAATGGAAAACGATTACCACCAAATAATACTTCTACTAGTTGTCCATAAGCAGCTAATACTTTTGTTTTAGTAACTTTTACAAATACTCTAGATTTTTCTGTAGAAGTAAACTGAACTTCAGGACCATAGATACCCCTATAGTTTCTGTAAGATTGTATCCATCTTTCTTCATCACTTCTTCTGGCAGTTTCTGCTTTGCTAAATTTTTCTTTTATAAATCTTTCTATCTGACCTGCAGGTTCATCATTGAGAGCATCTGCTTCAACATCATCTATTGCTGCAGATTCTTCAGCATCCATTGCCATTTCTTGTAAATCTTTTACCATAGTCTATCCTTAATATCCAAATGTTGCATCAGCTGCTTGAAATCCAGTTCTTTGTGTTTCTGGATTATAGTCAAATAAATTACTTCTTGGTCTTGTCATTATTCCATATCTTAAAGCATCATATAAGTGGTCTTCTGAATTAGTATCTACATCTTCAGCATTATTTTTATCAAGAGGTATTATCGGTAGTTGCGAGATAATATTTGTGCAGTTATTAAAAAACACCAATCTAGGTGCTTCGGTAAATTCATCAATTTGTAATCTTCTGTGAATCTCGTTTTTTCCTGCAATTCTACTCCCTTTACTTCTATCAGATGGTCTCCATCTGCACCCCTTAATAATCATTTGTTCTGCCAACGATGGGCCAGTGTCACCACGCCTATGCCAAAGAGAGCTATCAAGTACACCGTAACGTATAGTTCCATCTTCTTGCTCTGCCTCCAATACCATGTCTGCTAAATCAGTTGCTAATACTTTAGAAACATACAATTCTCTATATACAATTAACTGCTCGTCAGGAGCAACTGCAAACCAGAGAACGCCTGTATAACTTCCGTAGCCATAGTCACAGGCTCTGAACTTAGTCCAACTACTAGGTATATCGTAAGGCTCAACAACATGAGTGGCTCTGTTCCACTCAGGAAAAGCTGATCCTTCACTAACATCCCAATTTCCTTCCAATAACTGTTTTCTTTGACTCTCTGGAAGTGAAAGTAGGTTGGCCTCGTACACTCCATCTTCTGCTAGATAAGGATTATCAAATAATGTAGCAGGTATAAATCTTCTTTTAAATAATGGTTCACCTTCTTTACTATGACCTTTAGGCCACATAAGAGGTTTACCTGTGTCTATATCTGTTGCCCAAAAAGATGAGCCATAAGGTGCAGGGTCTACAAACATTTTCTTTACCCATTGATGTCCCGGACCTCCGGGGTTTGTAGTAGCTCTCATGTAGATAGGTAAGCTAGTATCACTAGTACGTAAACGTGAACGTAAATAATTCCAAGCATAAGGAGTAGACCATTGTGTAAGTTCATCAAATCCTATCCAACTAAATGCCTGACCTTGATATCTTGTTACATCATCATCTCTATCTAAGTAAGATAACCAAAGAGTTGCTCCAGAAGGTGCTACCCAAGTCTTATCTCTTTCTAAAAACTTTATATCAGGAACAGCTTGAGGGTATAATTGTTTAGAAACTGATATAAGTTCTCTTAGTTCTTCTGTTGTACGTCTTACTAATAATCCTCTAAAGTTTGGATTACTAAAGTATCGTACTGGATCTGCAAGCATTGCATAACTTTTACCACCACCTGCTGATCCTCCATATAATACTTCACGTTCTCCTGCTGATAGAAAGTCTGTCTGTGGACCTTTATTAGGTTCAAATATTATTTCTGTTGGTTTTTCTTCAGGCTGACTGTAAACTTTCTGTTGAACTGGCTGTTCTTCCAATTCTTTCTTTGGAGAGTCTTTCTTCTTTTTGTAACGCCTCTTTGTACCTTTTAGCGAGGTAGCTTTGAGCTGAAGCATTTGACTTACGTTTTTGTTCAATTTTAATTCTCTTCATTAAACCTACATGAGATATTTCTCTACCTGACTCTTTACTTAACCAATTAGCAACTTGTCTATAACTATATTGTCTAATATACTTTTTTGCTTTTTCAAGTAACTCTAACTCTGTAGGAATAGGTAATAATATATCTCTATCATTCTCATCTTGTTTATAGCCAAAAGGTATAACCCTTCCAACTCTAACTACAGGTTGCCAATCATAGCCATACTCTGTCTTTTCAGGCTTAGGTAATTTCCAAGTTTTATCAATCTTCATTTTTAGGTGGTAATATAAATAATGGATTTGCAGCTGATACTTCTACTTTATCAGTTTTAACAAATCCACCTCTATCTAATATATCTTTTGCTGCAATCATTCTTTCTTTATTACCAAGATCTGTAGGA